ACATCCACGAGCAGCAGCTCGCCATGCAGCCGACCACCAGGGAAATGCGGGAGGTGATCGCCGACATGCGCGCAGCGGTGCGGGATGGGCGCGTGATGACCAGCGAAGGTGACACATGAGACTGGCGCGAGTGAACGAAGCAGGAAGGCGCATCGGGGAGGGCCACCACATGGCCAGGCTGAGTGATCGTGAGGTCGATCAACTCATCGCCGACCGCGGGTCTGACGATGCGCCGCGAATGAGCTACAGCGAGTTGGCCACCAAATATGGGATCAGCAAGAGCAGTGTGCGCGACATCCTGATCGGCCGGCGGCGCGGGCAGATCGGCCCCAGCGTGGACAAGCCTAAGTCGAAGAAGGCGAAGAGGCCGAAGGTCCGCGTGAACCTGAGCATCGGATTGCATGCTCGGGCGAAGCTGCACCGGCTGGGAGGCGGGGCATGGTTGGAAAAAGTGATCGAGGAGGCGACGGTATGACGCGCACAGAAAAGGCTCCGGCATCCAGAGGGAAGCGGTTATCTGGGGGCGTTGCAAAGCCGCGCGCACAGGCGTTAGTTGATGCGCGCACGGCACGCTCAGCGAAGGCTGATGAGGTGCTTCGGCTGATGGTGGATGAAGGGATGAGCACGACAAGCGCGTGCAAGCAGGTTGGGCTTGGATGGCAGGCGTTTTGCAGCTGGTGTGAGGACGACCCTGACCATGTGGAGCGATACACCCGCGCGCGCGCGCAACTGCTGGAGCGCATGGCCGAGGAGATCCACCAGATTGCCGACACCCCGGTCGAAGGCGTGACGATCACCACCAAGGCGGACGGGGGCGTCGAGGAAAAGCGCGCCGACATGATCGAGCATCGCCGGCTGCAGATCGAGTCGCGCAAGTGGCTGCTGGCCAGACTCATGCCGAAGAAGTACGGCGACAAGCAGCAGGTTGAGCACAGCGGGTCCATCGGCCTGGAAGGCTTGATCGCTGGCGACGATGGCGAAGGCTGAGACGGTTTCCAAGGCGCGCGAGCGCATCCGCGCATGGCGCCGTGATCCGGTGCAGTTCGCCCGCGACTGCTTCGGCGTCGAGCCGGACGCTTGGCAGGTCGACGCCATGCGCTCGCTCGGGGGCGATCCGAACCCGGCCCGCCGGCTTGTCATGAAGGCGTGCACCGGTCCCGGTAAGTCCGCCACGCTGGCGTGGATGGGGTGGCACCGGCTGGCGTGCTTCGCCGGCAAGGGGGAGCACCCGAAGGGGGCGGCGCTGTCGATCACCGCCGACAACCTCAAGGACAACCTATGGGCCGAGCTGGCGAAGTGGCAGAGCCGCAGCAAGTTCCTCACCGAAGCCTTCGAGTGGACGAAGGAGCGGATCTACGCCAAGGAGCACCCGGAGACGTGGTTCCTGTCGGCGCGATCCTTCGCCAAGGACGCGGACGCTGAAAGCATCGGTCGGGCGCTGTCGGGCCTGCACTCGCAATACCCATTCATCCTGCTCGACGAAACCGGCGACATGCCGAGCGCAGTCGGCCGGGCGGCAGCACAGATCTTCACCGGCTCGCCGGCTGACGCTGCCATCATCCAGGCCGGCAACCCGACCAGCACCGGCGGGCTGCTCTACGAGTCGTGCATGACAGCGGCCCATCAGTGGACGGTCATCACGATAACGGCCGACCCCAACGATCCGAAGCGCACCCCGCGGGTGAGCAAGGAGCATGCTCAGGAGATGATCGACACCTACGGCAGGGACAACCCGTGGGTTATGGCGACGATCCTGGGGCTGTTCCCGCCAGGCGGGTTCAACAGCCTGTTCGGGGCCGATGAGGTCGATGCGGCCATGAAGCGCTTCTACCGCGACGACCAGCTCGGCAACGCCGCTGTGATCCTGGGCGGCGACGTGGCCAGGCAGGGCGACGACAGCAGCGCCGTGTGCAAGCGGCGAGGGCGCCAGGCGTACCCGATCAGGACGATGCGCATCCCTGACACCACGCTGGTCGCGCAGCAGTTCGTCCAGGAGAAGGCGCGGCACGATGCTGACGCGTTCTTCGTGGACGAGACGGGCGGCTACGGCGCTGGGGTGATCGACACCATGCGGGCGGCTGGGCACCAGGTGGTCGGCGTGCAGTTCGGAGGATCTGCCAGTGATCCAAGGTACTTCAACAAGCGCAGCGAGATGTATTTCGAGCTGGCCGAGTGGGTCAAGGCCGGCGGCGCGCTGCCGTTGGATCGTGAGCTGAAGGAGGAGCTGTGCGCGGCGACATACGTCTTCCAGGGCGACCGATTCCGGCTGGCGGAGAAGCAGCTCATCAAGGACAAGATCGGCCGCAGCCCCGACAGGGCTGATGCGCTGGCGCTCACGTTCGCGTTCCCGGTGGCTCCGCGCGACCCGTTCCGGTCGGTTCGGCGCCGCGCTGATCCTCTGGCAGAGCACAACCCATACGGCTAGGTGCGCGTGTGTCGGCGTGCCTGGCTGACCATGCCGGCATGCCGACCGCCACCGTCAGGCCCTGTGCCATCCTCGAAATCCGCGACGCTGCCGGCGCTGAAACCCTGCTGGCCGAGTACGAGGCCGAGTCCTCGATCAAGGGTCTTGGCGGCGTGTGCCCTCAGTGGGACACCTACGCTGCGTTGGAAGACGCTGGGCTTGCCAGGGCGTGGGTGGCTGAGGTTGACGGCCAAGTGGTCGGTCTGCTGGTGCTCATGTCGGCTGTGCTGCCGCACTACGGGCGCAAGATCGCCACAACGGAGAGCTTCTTTGTCGCTGCGGCGCACCGGTCATCTGGCGCCGGACTGGCGCTGCTGCGGGAGGCAAAGCGCGCGGCGGCGGACATGTGGTGCGCTGGCATCTTCGCCTCCGCTCCTGCTGGCGGGCGTGCTGATGAGTTGTTCGCGGCCCTTGGGCTTGAGCCCGTCAGCCGGATCTACTTCGCGGCGGTGGAATGACTGCGCTTGCCCATCAGCCGGCCGCAGCCATCCAAGCTGTCAGGGCGCTGGAGTCAGCGCTTCTGGCCTCCCATCAGGTGCATGTGCCAATTGAGCACTCTCTGCACGCCGGGGTGTACGCCCGCACGGCGCGCATCCCGGCCGGTGTGGCGGTGACGGGGGCGGAGATCAAGGTTGCGACTGTGCTGGTGCTCAGCGGAGACGCCACGGTGTTCACGGGCGACGGCGAGATCCGGCTGACCGGATACCACGTCATCGAGGCCTCAGCAGGCCGCAAGAGCGCGTTCCTGGCTCATGCCGACACGGCACTGACGATGCTCTTTGCGTCTCAGGCCCGCTCGGTCGATGAGGCCGAACGCGAGTTCACAGACGAGTTTGACGCCTTGGCGTCCAGGAGGTAGAGGCATGTCGGGAATCACGGCGGCTGGTGTGCTGGCTGCGGCGGCGGTTGCCGGCGTTGCCGTCTCGGTGCACCAAGGTGAGCAGGCCCGTAAGCGCGCAAACCATGCGCTCGGAATCCAGAAGAAGGAGGCCGACCGCTCGTTCAATGCGGCCAATCCGAACCGCCCGAATGCTGCAGCGATGGCCGCAGACAACATGCAGGCGGCTGGTGCTGGCGTCGCGTCGACCACGCTGACGGGCGGAGCAGGCGGTGCGCCCGTGTCGCGCTCGTCGCTCGGTTCGTCGTCGCTGCTGGGGGGCTGATGCAGCCTGACCGAGCCGTCCAACAGCGCGAGGCGTCGCGTGTCGACAGTGATGCGCCAGCGCGTGAGCAGCTACTGCGCCGCTGGTCGGCGCTGAAGTCCGAGCGCGCAGGATGGTGGCCTCACTGGCGCGAGATCAGCGACAACCTGCTGCCTCGTGCGGGCAGGTATTTCGCCAGCGACCGCAACCGGGGCCAGAAGCGGCACAACGCGATCCTCGACAGCTCTGGTACGCGCGCGCTGCGCATCCTGGCGGCCGGGATGATGGGCGGCATGACGAGCCCGGCGCGGCCGTGGATGCGACTGTCTGTGCCCGACAAGGCCATGGAGAAGGCCCCGGCCGTCAAGCAGTGGTTGGCCGACGTGACCCGTCTGCAGCTGGAGGTGTTCGCGAAGTCCAACACCTACCGAGCGCTCCATTCGTGCTACATGGAGCTGGGAGCTTTCGGCACTTGGGCGGACGTGCTGCTCGACGACTTCGAGACGGTGACGCACCACCAACCGATGACCGTGGGCGAGTACTGCATCGGCGCCAACTTCCGCGGCGACGTGGACACGCTCTACCGAGAGTTCGACGTGACGATCCACGGAATGGTGTCCGAGTTCGGCTTGGGCGCGGTATCCGACCACGTGCGCAACCAGTACACCAGCGGCAACCTCGACTCCTGGGTGACGGTGATCCACGCCATCGAGCCGCGGCGGCAGCGCGACAGCAGCAAGCGCGATGCGCTCAACATGCCGTGGCGTTCGGTGTACTTCGAGGCATCGTGCGATGACCGAAAGCGCGTTCTGCGCGAGGGCGGGTTCCGGGCGTTCCCCGCGCTCTGCCCGCGCTGGGACACCTCGGGTGGAGACATCTACGGCAACAGCCCTGGGATGGAAGCGCTTGGCGACATCAAGCAGCTGCAGCACCAGCAGCTTCGCAAGGGGCAGGCCATCGACTACCA